TGCGCCGTCTGCGCGGCAGCATGTGCCTTGACAGCCGCATTGGCTGCGTCGGTCGCGGCCTTGTCGGTCACCGCCGCCCAAGCCGACCCGTTCCACCGTTTCGGCGTGTTAGCACCATTCGTGGTGTCGATCCACAAGGTAGTCGGCTTGCGCATCGACGTGGCCGGCGCAGTGGATTGGATCAGCACATCGGCCTTGCCGTTCGCCACGCCAGCGGCGGCGGCAGCAGCCGTATTCGCCTTCTGCGCGGCATTCGCCGCGTCCGTGGCGGACTGGGCCGCGCTGTCGGCGGTGGCTTTCGCCTGCGTCGCAACGCTCGAAGCATTGACTGCTGTGGACTTGGCGGCATTGGCGGACTCATTGGCCGTGTTCGCCAAAGTCTGCGCATTGCCAGCCGTCTTCTTAGCGCTTTCGGCGGCGGTCTGTGCCGCGTTGGCGGCATCCTTGGCCTGACCTGCGGTGGCGGTCGCGCTCTTGGCGGCGGCAGTAGCCGCATTGGCGGTGTCCTGCGCTGTCTTGGCCGCGCCATTGGCCGTGTCAGCCGTGCCCTGCGCGTTTTTCGCTGCGGCAGCGGCGTTCTCGGCGGCCTTCTTGGCGTCGGTGGTCTTCGCGGCATTGTCCGCGATATCCGACTTTGCCTGCTCGATCTGCTTTGCATTGTTCTCCACGTCGGCATAGCCCATGTGGTTCCACGCGGAGCCATCCCACACCAAGGTGTCGATCACGCGGTCGGACAACGGGACAAGCACGGAAGGAGAATTGTTCGGCGTTCCCTGCCAGTACGTGTAAAAGTCCGCGAGCATGGACGGCGAATTGTTCTTCTCGCCTTTCCACCTCGTCCAATACTTCTGGGTCTTGAGCCACAGGTCGCCGACGATCAGCCCTTTGGAGGCGTCCGGCATGTCAGGTCCACGGAAGGTATGGTTCTTGCTATGGGCTTCTGCATACGCCTGTGCCGCCGACTCCTTGGCCTTCGAGATTTCTCCGTTCGCGGTGGTCAGGTCGCTTTTGGTCTGCGCGATGTCCTTCCGGGCCTGAGACAGATCGGCCTTGGCCTGCGTGAGCGTCCGGTTCGCCGTGTCGAGATTCGACTTGTTGGCTTGGATGTCCTTCCGCGCCTGGTCGAGCTTGGCCGTATTATCCTTCAACGCCGTCTTGTTGTCAGCCAAATCCTGCTGAATCTGCTTGACCTCATCAGGCGACACCGCGGAAGCGACGGTGACAGTGGTGACTGCCGACCAGTCGGAACGGTTGCCCGCATGATCGACGGAACGCAGCGCATAGGAGTGCCGGGAACCGGCGGCCAGACCGGTCACAAGATAATCGCCCCGACCGGACTGCGTGGCGCTGATGACGGTCATGCCGGCCGCATTGACGCCCTCGCCGACCTCGACATGATCGAAATCCGATTCCATCGACGCGCCAGTGCTTGTCCTGCCGTCCCAATGAACGGTCACCACGCCAAGCTCGGACGACAATACCGGCCTGGACGGTACGGAGCATGGCGTCGTATCCGACTCCACAGTTGCCACCACGACGGCCGACCATTCGCCGAGCTTGTCCGAATACGTCGGCACAGCCCTGACGCGCACCTCGATTTGCGTGCCGCAATCCAAGCCGCCGAAACCGAGCTGCGTCTTATCGGTCGTGCCTGCCGAATGCCAGGGCGCGCCATCCACGTGCAGCTTCCACTCGACCAAATAATTGGAGATCTCGATGGCTGTGTCATTCGTGGCCTGCGTGACCGCACTCCACGAGGCTGTGGCCAGACCGTGGGCGTACCCGTCCGAACCAATGTAGGCGTCCGTCTGCACCACAAGCCCAAGCGGGGCTTTCGGGACGCGATGGTCACAGTCCGAAGAGGCGGTCGTGCCGCCCTCGCTACCGGCCAATGACGCGCCACCGGTAATGCCCTTGATCTTCTTCGCCTGACGCACGGAAGCGTCATACTTAATATCATTCAAAGCGATTGAGCAGGATAAGCCCTCGTTCTGGCGCATGCTCAGGTCGATTTCCTGCACGCGCACCTTCTCCCCATGGGAGACGGTCGGAGCAGTAATCCAGTCGCCAGCATGATAGTCAACGAGCGGCAGACTGTCCACGTCGGAAACGATGAGGTCGCGCGTGTACTGGCCACGCACTCTCGCCGCATCATCAAGCGTGGACTGCATGAATGCCTGCGCGGTGTCCTTGTCGGACACGCCACCCTGCGAACTGTAGGATTCCCACTTGCCCCACGGCGTCGGAGCAGCCGGATTATCCATGCGGAAAAGCAGATTGTTGTCACCCTCGACGAGGATGGTGGATGCCAGGTCGGCGATGGACTCCTCGAATGGGGCTTCGCTGATGTCACGAGCCAATTGCAGCACAATGCTCTCGCTCAGGTCACGGCTCAATGCGATGCTGTCCGCATTCCAAAGCTTGAGCGTCCTACCGCTGGTGCGCCAGTCACAGCCACCGCCATTGACAAGAGATGACAGGATCGTCTGCAAATCAGTGCCGAGACTGTAATAAAGCGTGTATTTCCTCGCCCACGCCGCGCCGCCCGCGTCCCTCGCGGTATCGAAGCCGAGCGTCAGGCCGGTGGCCACGCCGCCACGAGCCTTGTTCTCGTCCAACAGCGTCTTGAGAATCGTGCCCGGATTCGCCGAATAGAAGGGCCTTTTGCCCTTGTTGTCGCCGTCCGCGAGCAGATGGCTGGAATCATTGTTCTCGGCCTTGGACAGGAGCCAGCTTATCGACTGTCCGCTGTAGGTGACGGTCTTGGTACGGTCATCCGTCTTGCCAGAACGGCCCGTGATGACGAATCGCGCATTATCCGGCTCCTTGAAGCCATTACCGTCCGACACTTGCACGGCCACTTCAAGGCCATCGGTCAGCTCACGGTCGAAAGCCTGAGCGTCACCGGACAGCAGCGAGTATTCGATGCTGATTGCGCCATCATCATTGTGGAGCATGGACGCGCTGAAGCTCACCGGCTCGGCCAGCACACCGAGGCGCTCACCGAATGGACGATAGGCCACAAGACGGGCATGAAGGGACTTTGCCATGAATCACTCCCAGGATTGCAAAAACCGGCAGGTCACCTTGTCGGCGCTGCCGGTCTGTTTGATTGCGAGGCGATAATCGCCGGAATCGATTGCGGGCCACACTTGCAGTGGCTCGGTGGTCCAGTCGATGCCATTCGATGCGTCCGTACCACCGGACCATGCGTCGGCATTGGCCGCAGTCCATGCCTTGCGATTGGCCACATCGACGAAGAGGTAAGGTCGTGAGGCGTCGCGCTGGCCGCCCCACATGAGGTTCGTGCCACTCACCGGATCAGAGACCGTCACGCCGGTCACGCCCGCGCCGAGACGGAGCGTCAGCGTGGTGATGGGCGCGTTGGAAAGCCAGCCGTCGGGAAGCGTGTCGAAAAGCTCGGACGGACTGGCGTTAGGCAATCCCTGCCAGCGCGTCCAATAGCCCTTGCTACTCGGCTTGGAGACCCCGCCCGGCAGGAGCCTGCCGCCCGACGCGGCCAACATCGCCTCCTGCCACCGCTCGCCACGCCAAAACACGTCCAGGAGTTTGAACACGGCGGTCATGATGCGCAGGTCACTGAACGGCCTCTCATCATCGTCCGGCTCGCAGGACGTGCACACAACGCGAGTGACCATGCTGCGCGAATAGCCGCCCTCCGTTGTCTCCGTTCTGCCGAGCGTGAGCTTCGCCGCATACAGGCACATGGCGCGGAAACGCGCAATCCGCGAATCAGAATCCGCACCCCACGCCGCCACCTTGACTGTCAGCTCCGGCGCGTCCAGCACCGGAATCGAGGAGCCTACGATGACGCCGCTGCGTCCGCTCACCTGCACCGTGTCAACGATCGGCGACAGCGACGTGTAATGCGTAGTGCCGACGATGACGCGCATCCGCTCGGAGTCGAGCGGATGGCCGTTGAGCGAATAGCTGACCTTCATTCGGATTCCTCCCGATTACCATTGCGGCATGGCCGCTGTCTGCAACTTCTGCTGCGTGGAAATGCTCGTTGGCGCGATGGCCGGATAGTTGAACGTCTGCGTGATGTTCGTCACACTCCCACCATTGCCGTAAGCGGCAGCGTTAACTCCACGCGAGGCGTTGGCGACGCCGACGGAATACGAGGCGTCCTGCGAAGGCAGGATGCCGGTCAATCGTCCAGCCGCCTTCCTCACCTTCGAAGCGCTCTCGTCGATGCCGACCGCCATGCCCTCGCCGATCATCTCACCGACCTGATCGCGGAACACGCGCGACGGTGAATGGATGCCAAGCTTGCGTTTCACCCAGTTCAACGCGTTCGTGGCGGCGTTGACGGCGGCAGTCACGAGCCTCCATGCCGCGCCTGCGATGCCGGTCGCGATACCCGTGATGATATTCAGACCGACGCTACCCCAGTTAACCGAGGTGAAACCGTGCATGATCTGGCCGACCATGCCTGGAATTGAGCCGATAAGCCTCGGAACAGACGAGATGAATCCGTTGGACAGTGCGCCGAGCAGCTGCACGCCAGCCTGCAGGATCTGCGGGAGACGATTGATGATGCCACCGACAAGCTGGCCGATCAGGATCGGAACCTTGCCCACCAAGTCCGGCATGGCGTTGATGAGGCCCTGAGCCAGTCCGAGGATGAGCTTCAGACCGCTGTCGATGATCTGCGGCAGGTTGTTAAGGATGCCTTGCACGAGGTTGAGGACGGCGTTGATGCCGATGGGGATGAGCTGCGGCAATTGGGCCGACAATCCATCCAACAGCGTCGTCAGCACCGTCACCGCCGTGGACGCGATCTGCGGCAATGCCTGCACGATGCCCTGCAACAGGTTCGTGACCATCGTCAATCCGGTTTGCAGGAACGACGGCAGTCTCGACGTGACCCACGATTGGAACTGGGCGAGCAGCTGGGGCAGGCTCGTCGTAATCCATGTGGTCGCGCTGGTCAGCAGCATCGTGCCAAGCTGTCCCAACGCTCCGAGCACGGGCGGCAGTATCTGCATGACCAACGCCGGCAGGGTGCTGCCCAATGAGGAAAACAGTTGCGGCAGTGCGGCGGTGATGCCGGTGATGATCTGCGCGATGCGCGGACCCACGTTCTGAATGACAATGCCGACCGAATCGACCAGCTGCTTGGTCAACCCGTTGATGTCGGCATTGTCCTTGCCGAGTTCCGCCAGCCAGTTCTGCCATGCGGCCTTCATCATGTTGACGGAACCCTCGATGGTCTTCGCGGCCTCATCAGAGGTGGTGCCGGTGATGCCCATCTGCTTCTGCATGATGTGGATGGCCTGCACCACGTCCGAGAACTTGTCGATGGACAGGTCGCCCATCTCACCGTTCGCCTGCTTGACCTTGTTCGCGTCCTGAATCAGACGCTCCATCTCGGATTTCGTGCCGCCGTATCCGAGCTTAAGATTGTCGAGCATGGCGTAGTTGCCGCGCGCCAAACTCTGGTAGGTCTGTTGAATGGTCTCGATGTCGGTGCCCATCTTGTTGGCGTTGTCCGACATGTCGACCATGGCGATATCGCCGAGTTCCGCCGCCTTCGCGGTGTCGCCGCCGAGCGAGCTGATCAGCGAGGCGCTGAAACTCGTTACCTGCTCCATATACTGGTTAGCGCTGATGCCTGCGCGCCTGTACGCGTCCGCCGCGTTCTTCTGCACGGTTGCGGACGCGTCCTTGAACAGCGTTTCCACGCCGCCGACGGCCTGCTGCCAGCTCGCATACGCGTCGAGGGAGCTCTTGCCGACTCCGGCCAAAGCGGCGACGGCGGTGCCTACGCCAGCCAATCCGACCGTGGCGACGCTCTTCAACGCTCCTACGGCCTTGCCGGACATGGAGCTGATCGCATTCCATGCGGTGTCGGCTCCGCTTTTGAGCTTGGAGCCGATGGCCGACGCGACACTGCCGGCGGCTCCGGGAATCTGCGACAGCACGCCGCCGACCGCGCCGCCGACGTTGCCGAGATAGCCGCCGATGGCATTGCTGACGTTTTTGAAAGGTGCTGGTATCCTTGCCGCGATGGCCGAGCTCATCGCGGAGAACTTTGCCGACAATGGCGCGGTGAGCCGCGTGGCGGTGGATTGCATGGCAGCGCCGGCCGCGCTCATGCCGTCGCGGGCTTTCGTGGCGATGCCGGAGAACGCCGACGTTGCCGCGTTTTTGACCCGTCCGAACGCGCCGGAGACCGGCTGGACGATGGTCGCGCCAAGATTTTTGAACGCAGTTCCGAGCGAACCGCTGCTGGAGGCGAGATTGTCCTGAGCGTCCTTGAGCGCCTTCTGCGCGTCCTTCAACCGGGTCTCGGCCTGCGTCGCCCGGTCGGTCATGGTGGACAGTCTCAGCCGCGCCTGTTCGAGCCTGATGGTCGCGGCCTCGGCCTGCGTGCTGCCCTCACCATGCTTGGCGACGGCATTGGCGACGCTCTCCTCGGCGGCACGCACCTGATTCGCCGCCGCCTCCTGCTGGAGCATGGCCTGCCGGTATGCGGCCGTGGATTTCGCCACGTCACGCTCGTAGGATTTCAGCACATCCGCGCTGAAATCGTTCGCCGACTGCTTGAAACCGTTCTTGAACGCGCGTCCGAACAGTCCACCGCTTTTGCCGCCGTTCATGCTCGAATCGAAGGTCTTCGACGCGGCCTTGCCGCTCGCGCCGACCTCCTTGTTGACCGTGCGGCGGAAACCCTTCATGGAAGGGAACACGCTGATGTGCGCGGAACCAAGTTCGCTGCCGAACGCCATGCGGCACCTCCACTATTCAGTTTTGTCCAAAAAATCAGTCCTCGTAGAGCGTCTGGAACACCGGGCTCATGCCCTTGGTCTGTTCGCGCAGCCGCTCACGCTCGGCCTTCTCCCTGTCAGCCCGCAATCGTTTCGCAAGAGAATCGAAAGGCTTCGGATACTCGTCGCTGCCAAGCGCGTAGACGACCGGTATCTCACCCCACCGGGCCGGATAATCCAAGCCGTTGATTTCCGCGCCCGTGTAGGTCGACGGATCGCCGATGAGCTGCTCGAGGAGCGCTATCGCGTCGCCGTAGCGGAGCCTGCCGCCAAGATCGGCCTGCAGACTCCACCCATGCGCCGTGAAATCGGCTCGGATCACGCTCCCGTGGTCGGCGAGCTGGCGGGCGAACCATTGGATTTTCCCAGTGAGGCGCCCTGCGCGCGCACCACCGCGTCGCCATAGTCGGACAGGAGGTTGAACACGACCTGCACCGGTTCGCCGTTCAGCGCCTTCGCCTGGTTGTCGCCGGCGAAAGCGCTCAGAATGCGTTTGAGCTGTTCGACGCTTTCCGTGTCATCGGACGTGTTCGACAGTTTGGTGAAATCGTCGATGCTCATCGACAATGGGAGCTTGTATGTGCGTCCGCCGGGCACGAGCGCCCAATACACATCGCCCTTGATGATGTGGCGCACCTTGTAGTTCTGCGCGATGGAGGCGAACGCCTCCTCGTCGTTTTTCTCCGTCCACTGGTCGAAATCCTCGACGGTCGGTCTGAAGTCGGTGGAAGTTGAAGTCATTGTCTTGTCCTATCTGCTTTTCGCCTGCCTGCCGTGGAAAAAGAAGATTCCCGGACCGCGCAGACAGGCGAGATGGGCGGTCCGGGAAGATTTTCGTCCGCCGGTCAGGCGGCATGTGCGGTGACGGTGATCGTCAGATCGGGTGAGGTCACGCCGTCATACGTGGCGTTGATCCTCGCGCTTCCGGCATTGACGGCGGTGAGCGTGCCGCCATCGACGGTCGCCACGCCTGCATCCTTGGATTGGAACATGGCCTGTCCGGTCACGTCCACGGTGGTCTCGTCCACATGGGTGGCGACGGCCTTGAGCGCGAGCTTCGCGCCTTGGACGACCGACGGCCTCGTATTGCCGTCAGCCGAAGTCACGGCCACCGCCGTCACGCTTTTGGGTCGTACCAGCTTTCGATCCAGCGGGTGTTCGGATGCTCCGCATCCACATACAGCGGGTCCTTCATCCATTCGACGGTGAGCTCGCGGCCTGTGACCGAGCCACGCTCCTGCTGGTCCGGCTCGTTGCCGGTGACCTGCATGACACCGGCACGACGGTGGACACGCCCCGTGTCGAACGTCTCCTCCTCGTACACCATCCATTTCGCATCCTGGATGATGTCGGCCACGTGGTAGACGCCATTGGAGTCCGGCTCGCCGATGGTGATCTTGCGGGTCAGCGCATTGTTTTCAGCCGGGCTGAAAGTCTGCGTGAGGCTGGTCGCCAACGGCAGCTTCTTGTACCCGTCCTGCAAAAACTCCAGCGGGTCGTCGCCGTCGCGCGAATCCTGATTGCCGCCGTCGGACTTGACGAGTCCGATGCATGCGGTCGACCGATTGTAGGCGGCCGGAAGTTCCGTCGTCGCCTTGCTGGATGCGATCATCTCCGGCGTGATTCTGTTTTCGGTGGAGTACGGGACGATCATGATGGCGGCGGTGACAAGCGCCTCCACCTGTCCCAGATCCATGCCCTGACTGTCTTTGGCCATGGTGATTCCTTTCCTTATGGTTGTCTGATTCCGGCCGTCGAATATTCGACGGTCATGTAGTAGCGGCACCATGCCGCGTCCTCGCTGACCGGGTACGGGCCGTTGCATCCGTCAGACACGACGGCGCAGATGCGGCTGCCTTCGGCGAATCCGATGAGGATGCCGGGCTCGCCGGTCAGCACGCCGTACACGCGGGCCGCCAGATCACGGCATGGTTTCGTATCGTTGCGCGTCCATCCGAGCACGTTGACGCCTATCGACCTGTCGAACGTCACACGGTCGGCGGATTGCGTACCGCCGTCATCACGCACGACCACGAGCGGATAGGAGCCGTCGTAATCGTCCGGGATGCGGTTTCCGACCTGCAGGCCCGCGACGTCCGTGATGTTGGAGCGCAGCCAGCCGGTAAGGAAAAGCTCAAGGTCTGGTGGGATGACGCCTGCCATCAGACCTTCGCCTTCCTCAAAGACTTGGCCAGATTGCCGGTCTGCGCCTCCACGAGCAGGGTCTTCGGGTCGTGGCCGACGACCATGACGGTCGTTCGGTGCTCCCTTTTGACCTCCTCTATGCCAAGTCCGTCGCGATATGCGCCGGTATCTACCGGAGCGGACGCCTTCGCGTAGGCGAGTGCCCTGTTCGCGGCCAGCGTGGTAAGCGCCTTGACTCCCGCGCTGTTGAGAATCTCGTCGAAGAACTTCGGGTTGAAGTCGACCGATATCCTGCTTTTCGCCATTTGTTCAGCCCTTTCTTTCCGTCAGACGGCATTCCAAGGTCGGACGCCACCCCGTGAACGCGTTCGCATCCTTCGAGGGGAATCCGTCGACTTCCCACAAGCGTCCGTCGTCGGGGTCGGCGCGAATCCGGTCGCCGATTCTGATGTCGGCGTCCGGGTCTGGGATGGTGAGGTACGCCGTGGATGCGGTCTGCGTGTCGAGCGTGTCCGGCGTGCGCATGCTGGAGCTGGATGAGAGCGCGCCCATGATGGCGAGCTCGTCAGGAGGCACGCCCCAGTCCGGCTCGGTCTGCGCCGGATTGTACGGGTTGGTCTTGCGTTTGGCACGCAGCCTAACGAAGCGCGTGGCACCAGCCATGGCGAAAACGCCGCCACCGGCGTTCAGATCGTCAAGCAGGCTCATGGCAAGCCTCCCAGCTTGTATGGTTTGAGCTTGTCCTTCTCGTCCTGCATGAGCGACACCACGTCGTAGCTCGCGCTGGAGCCGTTCGTGGACTGGGATTTGACCAGTCCGATCGGGCTCATGCCAGCTCGCTTCGCAGCACTGATGAGCACCTGCTGCACGTCCGGCGCATCGTCGTATCCGGCATGGATCGAATAATGGATGGCCGCAACGCCGACCGGAAAGCCACCCGAAAGCGACTCCACAAGACCCGTCTCCGGGTCATAGGCGTAAGCCAGCTTGTTACCGTCGCGGTCTGTCAATGATTCAATGCTCGTCACATGACGGGCCGGCAGCCGAATAACCGTACCGCCACGACTGTTCAGCACTCCCGTCAACGCCACGTTCGGCATGACATGCCAACCACACTCGCAGCGGATGGCCGCCTGCGCGGCCCTGAGCCGGAAGTCGGCATCATCCTCGAAAGCCGAAGGGTCGGCAATCATATCAGGAATCACATTCACATCAATCATGCCGACCTCCCGTCTCAGCTCGTCTTCACACTGCCGGCAGCCACAAGACCAGCCACAAGAGCATTGACACGCTGCGCCAGATCGTTGTAAGCGCCAACGAGCGCGTCGTACTCCGCCTTCGTCGGAGCGGTGGAGGCCGCAGTCGAGACGGAGGCGTTCGCAGTGCCGGAGATCGGGACATTCGCCAGCTTCACGCCACCAAGAGCGTTCTCGGCGGCGGCGGGAAGCACATACGGAGTGGCAGTGGAACCGCCGGTGACGTTCACCGGCCTGTCGTGGCCGTCAACGAAGAGCACGTCCTCGATGTACGTCGAAGCGTCCACCTTGGCCTTGGATGCGTCGGCCAGCCGATACTGTTTCACGGTTCGCCTCACTTTCCGGCCTTGCCGAGGGACACCTTGACGAAAGCCTTCGGATACTTGACCTGCAGGGCGAGGCGTTCCTTGACACGGAACGTGATCTTGTCGTTCGTGAAGTCGTTCTCGTGGCTGTTGGTGGATTCGACGGTCAGACCGCCCTTGCGGTAGATGGTGCCGCCTGCCTTGAACGCGCCGACGAGCACGGTTCCCTTGGTCATCGCCTCGGTGACGACGGTGCGCAGTCCCCACAGCGGCGGGTTCTGCATGATGCCGCCGTTGCCGTACTGTCCGGCGAAGAAACCACCGCCGAAATACTGGCCGTTCGCGTCCTTGGACAGGCGGATTGCCTGATAGTCCGCCGGGTTGATGACCACGGCGTCGGCGGAGAAGCCGGTCGCGGTGGCGATATCGGTGGTGGCCGCGAAGATGCGGTCGGGATCGGAATCGTTGGCCTGCGCCTTGGTCTGGATTTCGCGGTTCAGGATGCCATTGAGATTCGGGTCGGTGCCGTTGCCGGACAGAAGCTGAATCTCCTCCTGCAGCTTGAGGTTGTACTGGGCGTGCTGGTTGATTTCGGACACGACGAAAGGCAGGTCTTCGGCCATGTCGTCGGTGATCTTCCACCATGCGGCGACCTCGTGCAGGCTGTCGGACACCCAAGACGGATCAGGCATGTGAATCTGCGGCTTCTGCCCGCCCTCGGCGACGGTGGTCGCGTTGCCTTCGAGGGAGCCGTAGACCGGGTATTTGATGGTGGTGCCGCTCATGGTGCCGGATGCGAACAGGTCGGCGATGACGAGCGGACGCTCATACGGCCATACGCCGTTCAGGTCGGTCTGGGTGAGATACGGCGCGTAGGCTCCGGACGCTCCGCCTGTGGCCTGAGTGTCGGAAGCGGCCTTGAATTCCGGAGTGGAGAACAGGCCGCCCTTGGTGGCGAGCACGCTCAAGCCCTTCTCCTGCAGGGACTTGACGTAGAAGTCGCCGAGGGTCTTCGCCTCGACGCCCTTGTGCTCGGTCTTCGAGGCTCCGGCGAGCTTGTCGAGTCCTTCGCCGGCCTCCTTGAACAGATCGATGCGCTCCTGCAGCTTCTTCGCCTCGGCGTAATGCTGCTTCAGCTCCTCCTGCTCCTTTTCGGTGATGTTATCCATTCCCTTGGCGAGGATGGACTGTGCCGCCTTCTTCTCGGCGGCGAGATTATCCATGAGATTCATGGCACTCCTTTCGGTCAGTGTTCCAGCGAGAAGAAGTCGCTGATGGTTTGATATTCCTTGACCCATTGCGGGTCAAAGCTTTTCTGGTCTTTCCTCTTCGGATCATCCGTGGAATCGTCCGGCTCATCGCTGGAATCATCCGTGGAGTCATCGGTGTCGTCGTCCGGCTTCTTGTCGGCGGAATCGATGCCGTCCAAGACCTCGTGCAGACTGTCCAACGCGGCACGAAGCTTGCTCTCGTTGGAAGCGCTGATCGCTCGTCCGCTCTTCACCTCAAGCACCTCGGCACCCTGATTCGCGGCCACCTGCACAAGCGAAATCTCGAACAGTTTCACCTGTCGAATCTCACGGTATCCGTCCCACGCGCTCTTGCCGTCCTGCACGAACGCGGTCTCCTCGGCGAGGAAGCCAATGCTCATCTGGTGAATGAGCCCGCGTTTCAGCAGGTCGTATGCGCGCTTTCCTTCCGGCAGGTCAAGGTCAAGTCGGGCCGTGACGAGCAGTCCATGCTCGTCCTCCACCGCGCTCAGCGTCTCGCCGATGATGTCGGTGGGCTTGTCGTCCTTGTGCTGCCAGTGGATCGGGATGCCCGCGCCGGTGCCGCCGTAGTCGTTCTCCAATGTTCCGGCGAACGCGCCCTTGACGATCACGTCATCGTATAAATCCTTGTCCCAAGTGCTGGCGTATCCGCTGAACACGCCCTCGCCTTGACTGTCATCAAGGGATTTCAGCTCGAAGCCCTTGAAATCAAGCCTCATGATGTTTCCTCCTTGGTGAGCGCGTCCCACTCGGCGTGGAATTGCGCGTCATACCGGTAAAGCCGTTTAAATTCGGCGAGCATGGCCTTAGCGTCCTCGCCGTTGACCGGATTGTTCTCCTGCGCGTTCTGCGTCCTGCCGCCGTCCTGCGGACTTGGCTGTCCGCCCTCGCTCACGTTCAACGGGGTGATGAGCTGGTCGCCGCCCGGCACGCGAGGCATGTCCAGAATCTGACGCGCCTGATTCGTGGTCATGAAAGGACGTCCGGTAGCCGTGGAAAGCGCCTGATACTGTTCGGACGTGGTGCCACGTAGTTTCGCGTCAACGTTGGCCTTGATGTAGCAGTCCGGCTCGCCCACAGCCTCTGGAAGGCTCAGATTCAGCGCCTCTTCCAATGCCACGATGTACGGCATCAGCTCCACATTCCACAGCTGCTCCTTGTAGGCGCTGATGTTGGAATTCGTGCCGGTTCGGAAGCCGACGTTTTCAGGCGAAATCTGGAAAGCATTGCACACCGCGATGTTGATACGGTCACGCGCCTCCAAATCGTTCACATCCACCGGCTTGAAGACGTTATCCAACGGGCGCATCTCCATGCCGTCCTTCAGGACAGGCCAGCCACCCTCACGCCCGCCATTCTGGATGAAATTACGCAATCCATTGGTGAAATCGTCGTAATCCTCCTGCGACAGCCACGGCATCTCCTTCGGACGGTAGACGTAGCCTCCGGCCTGCATGCCGTTCTTGGCGATGCCACGCCGGTAATTGGCCATCGCCTTCGCCTCCGCCAAGAGCGGACGAAGCACGTTGGTCACACTATCGCCGAACTGGAGGCCGGAGATGAAGCCGACGTCCAAATGCACGCGAGGATCAGGCAGATCGAAATGCATGGCCTGCTGGCTGTCCATCGTCAGCAGGTTCACGCCGGTAATCTCGCCGAAAGCGTTACCGGAAAGTTGATAGCAGTCCGACGGTATGCGCCTGAGTGCGAAACGTCCACCGTTCACGCCCAGGAGCATGAGCCACCGGTCATCGAGCAGCATGTCACGAAGCAGCGTGCTGATGAACCGGTAGCGGGTCATGCCAGGAAGAGGAGAAGGACGCTTCATCAAAGCGGCAAGAGCGCCGTCGGAGACTTCCTCGGCATCCCCATCGGCGTTCTTCCGATACACCTTGAATGGCAGCGAGGCGATGTTGCGGGTGATGAAGTCCACCACGACACGCACCGCATACTCCCTGCAGTAGGCGCCGGAGGCGTACCCGTAGAAGTCAGCGTCTGACGGCCAGCTATCGCCATTGGCGAGTGGAATGCTTGTCGCTGGCGTCGGATGTGCGTCTGCCTCGGCCATCTTCATGCCGATGGCTGCGGCGTTATTGTGGAGGAGCCTGTCAAGGAATCCCATCAATACTCCCCTCTTTGTGAAGAATCTAGAATCTGACCCTCACGCCTTGCGAGGGCTCGTATTTCGGTTTAAGCGTTTCAGCCTGCATGGTCTCCAACGCGTACAATGCCTGCGATTCGGCGACCAAGCCGGAAATCTGCAATGCTGATTTCGTCCTGTCCCACACCTCGACTTCGCCAAGACGCCGGGACACGGCCACACTCACCTGCTGTTCGACTGCCGGCTGCGGAAGATGCCGCAGCTTGCCCTCACGCACACGGTCGTGGAAGCGGCCGCAGCACGCGCCCAGCCGGAAGCCTTCGATGAGATGCACCGTCCATCCTTTTTCGGTGAGCGGGTCGATGAAGTCCACTGCCGGACAACCCTTGCCTTGCACGGCGATCTCCGTGATATGCGGCCAACGCTCCTGCAAAAGGTCGAGATAATGCGGGACCCACAGCATGCCGTCACGGCGGGCTATCAGCTCCACGTGCGGCAAACCGTCCGCACGCATTCCGGCAGCGGCCACATACGTGGTCTTCCTGTCCGCGCTCGTGTCCACGGACAGGACGACGCGACTATCGTCCGGGATCGTGGAACGCGAGTCGATGCCGCTGGCCCACATTTTCGGACCGATGAAAGGAATGATGTCAGCCGTGACCCACTGGCACAGGACCTCGGTACGAAAAGCCGCCTCGGTCATGCCATCAATGTCAGACCGAACCGACATGACGGTCATCGGCCCATAGCCGAGCGACGGATTCGCCTGCCGGATGGCGTCGGCATCATCCACCGGACACTTGTCAGGCGCAGACCATTCGAAATATCCGAAGCTGCCGTCTTGTTCGCCGGACAGGAACACGTCGGCCGGATTGCCACCGTCGGCGCTCAGGCGCGTCCACTCGTCTACAAGCTTCCTGCCCTTGTCCACCTGCTTGCGAAGCGCGACGCTGCGATAGTCGCCAGCATTGGAAATGCCCCACAACTGGCTCGACCAGACGGCCTTCGTGGTCTGCGACACCGCGTTCCAGCCATCGTCATTGTGCTGCTCACGCAACTCGTCGAACACGACGCGGGCAGCGCTCTTCGCTCGAATGTTCTTATCGGCGCGGACGATATACCGGGCCTTCGAGCGGGTGATGATCGCCTCCTCGCCATTCGTGTTCACGAATTTCTGCGTCATCGCGGCGAGATCCGGAATCACCAGATCCGCTTCCTCATCGGTAGAAGGCTGAGGATTGCACCACTCCTTGACCTGATTGTACGGGCCCTTGGCATTGTCCAACGTCTGCGCGGCACCGACCACGAGAAACTTCACTGGCGGCACGCGGTCGGGATGCTTGTTGGAGTCAACGAACAGCCACCACGCGGCAAGCACGCCCATCAGCGTGGTCTTGCCATTCTGGCGGGCCACAAGCACGATGACCTTGCGGAAACGGTAACTGCCATCCTCCAGCAATTCCAAAGCATGGACGAGCAACCACTGCTGCCACGGGTAGAGATGCACGTGAAGCATGATCTCCGCGAACGCGATCACAGCGAAACCATTGCTCGTCTCCCTCGTCAACGGCCTGAGCGGCGGCGTGAAGATACGCGGCAAGGTCACGCCATGATGCTCATCGTCGATGGCACCGAAAACCGTGAGATTCTCCGCCACCATCGGACACCTCCTAGCCGAAACGCTTCATGAAATCCGCCATCTGCACAACCTTGTCGCTCTTCGGCTTCTCCTGCTTCGCCTCGGCCTTCGGCTTCGCAGGCCGACCAACCTTGGCGGGCTCCACCAACGTCAAACCAAGCGACTGGCAGTATTTCAAAAACGTCGGAACCGACACATTGTCCAATTTCCCGTTCTCGTCAATGAAACCAGTCTCGCAAACCGAATCAATCCGAGCGGCAAGGATACGCGCAGCGGCCACGACAGCCGCATTCTCGGCACGCAACGACTTCGCATTACGCAAAGACCTCTCCAACGCATCAGCCACGGACTCATGCGGAAAACGACGCTCGGAAACACCCTTCTTAACCGTCATAAAGCCTCCTTCGCGCGCGACCCATCAACAAAAAACATCATCGGGGAGAGGAAGAGCAACCACGCGGGCAGTGTTGCGTGGTTGCTCTGTTTTCAGGATTTCACCGCCCCTACCTCGTCGGGGTTGGTTTCGAATGTTGTTTTGAATGCTTTGATTGCGTTTGTGAATCGTGTGATGAGTTCGTCTGTGCTTGGTGGTTTTGGAGTGATGAGTGTGGTGTATCCGCCGCCGACCTTGAAGGTGTTGACTTCGTTGTGGGTGACGTTGATTGGGATGTTGACGGTGAATGAGCTGATTGGGAATGTCTTGTCGCTGATTGTGACGCTGAGCTCTAGTGTGACTGGCTGCTGTGGCATCATTGCCTCCTTGCTCATGCTGTTGTTATCCATTGTCTTGAGAGTGTTCCGATTGGGGTTGGTGGGTCTTGGTTGCTTCTGAGTCTGTTGCAGCTGGTGTGGCTTGGTTTGAAGCCTGCTGGGTCGAACTGGAGTTCGGGGTGCTTCGAGACGGGATAGAGGTGATCGAGATTGAATGAATCATCGGTGGTGTTCTTCGTGGCCGCATAGTCTATCGGCATGCCACACAACCAGCAGACTGCATGCTGTGCCTTGCATTGGTTGAAGAATGTGGCTTTGTCTTTTTCGAATTGGCGTGTGGTCTTGCGGACTCTTGGCATGTGGTCACCGCCTTGTGGTGCTTCGGGCTGTCTTCACCATGGATGTCTTATTCCGGCGTGTCGTTTTTGCCTGACTTGCAATACTTTACATACTTTGTTATAATAGTTATGTAAGCGGAAACGAAAGGAGGTGAGCATGGAGCCCAAGGACTGGATGGACACCATCCTCCAGATAATCGCCATAGCGGTGAGCATCTGGCTCGGGCTGAGGGAAGGCAAAAAGCCACCGAAGCACAAGTAAAAAAGGTTCCGGCTACTCGTACTAGCCGGAACCCCGTCCATCCATCCTAGCAAGGGAACCATGAGCATCATGAAAAGACCGACCATCTTCGGCATCATCGCAATGCTCTTCGGCATCGTCTGCATGACGCACGCCGGACTCGAACACGGCGGAGGCTTCGGCCTCGCGGCCGGGATCATGGGATTGGCCGCCGGATACGCCGGGAGCCGCCACGATGACTGAACGATACCTGAGCATGACCGAGGTGGCCGAACGCCTCGGAATCACCAAAGGCGCACTGGCACGCTACAGGCTGCCCGACCCCGACGTGATCGTTGGCAAGGCCAGAGGCTGGCGCGAGGACACCATCGACCAATGGAACGCCAGCCGCCCCGGACGAGGCGTCGGCGGCGGACGACCACGCAAAAACAAGGAGGAAACTCATGAGAATCCGCGGAGCCGTTGATGGAATCGACGGGCCTGGAATACCGTCATCGCTAGCCGACAGAATCGACATACGGTCGACGGTCGAACTTCTGCCAAACGAGATCATGGCCATCGGAGTCGGACTGAATGTCATGGCCAAAAGCTTCGAAACGGAACCACCTGTCATCCGCAACAAAGCACTGCTTCTGTTCATTCCCGGCAGCAGATATTCCGTCGAGCTCGACGGAGACGAAATGGGGGCGACGAAAACGTTCCTCGTCTTCCCCGTCCACATGTGGCGCAAACTCAATCCGGACGACACGCTCGTCCCGTACCTTGCCGTTGTAGAGGAGATGTGCCATTGCTTCTACGGGATAGCGGACGAAACGGAGGTGAAGCATAAGGTGCTCGACATAACAAACAAGTACGTTGACGCCGATGCGAAATTCGAGAACCTGTTTCCCGGATGGAAATACGCATCCGTTTCGTATCCGGCCTAAACGGATGACGCTTTGATTTTCCCCAACGCGAGGCGACCGCCGATTCTGGCGATCGCCTCGCTTGTTGTCTCGCTCGCGCACGGTTTCACGGCCGAAGCCTTGAGCTCAGCGACGCGTTGTGGCGCGAGCTCTTCGGCGACATCTATCAGCGCGTCGGCGACCGCGTCCATGATGATTCGCTCAAGATCGGCCATTTGACCTCCTCGCTATCCTTGCGTCCAGCGCCTTCGGCTGGAGTCGAACCAGCGCATGGTGTGGGATGCACTATCTCTCATCACTGGCATTCAAAGAATCATGAAAGCCATGGCCGGTTTGGCATCCGTCCTAGGTATCTGTGCTATCCATTGTGCTCTAACCGCTGAGCTACCGAAGCTGGATATGAATAATGGTCCAACCATTTTCTGGCTGAACCATTTTACTAACATACGACAGTATAGCATTTTAATTGTGACAGTCAAGCATGGCTGTGAGTTCGCCGAGGTTGAATACGTACTCTCCTTTGTGTTTTGTCGGCGTGGCGTGGAGTTTGCCTCTGGTGAGCCATTGGCGGATCTGGTCGCTGGTGCAGTGGATGTCCATTTTGGTGAGGTAGCTTGCGACTTCGACTGGTTTTCCGGTGTATTCGAGTTGCCAGAGTTTGTTGTCGCGTTCGGCTTTGATGGCTTGGACTCCGCCTTGCCATTTGCAGTGTGGGCATGTCCATGTTTCGGCTTGTGGCGTGCTGGTGGCTTGGTGGCCGCATTTTGGGCAGGTGCCGATGATGACCATGGCTTCTTCCGGTGTCAATGCTTGTTCGTTGCGTCTGGTGATGTGTTGCAGGGTGGTGTAGTCGTCGGCTGCGGTGCTCATCGTCAATATGGTGTGTTTGTTGGCGATGATGCGCTGCCATGCTTTCCGCCATGGCAGGTTGCCGTATTGTGGCCTGATTTTGCCTGCTTGTTCGGCGAGCCATGCTTCTGATTCGGTGATGAGGTCTTGCGCGCGGGTGTCGATTGGCAGTGGCGCGTTGCCTCGGTTTGGCGTGTGTTCCGGGGTTCCGATGTGGGCTTGTCGGAGCATGATGCTGCGCAGGGCGGGCAGTTGGACGTGTCCGAGTTGGTGGATGAGCTGCCAGTAGTCTTCGCGGCAGTCCGGGCAGAGCATGTTCGCGGACGCCTGCTTCGTGGGCTTGTGGCAGTGCTGGCAGTCGGTCAAAGTCTGGTCTCCTTGTCGTGCTGGTGGATGATGGCCGCGATTGCGGCTTTGGGCACTTGTGGCATGAGTGGCGCGATTTCGTCGAGCGTGTATCCGGCCTGATGCCACTTGATGATCATGTTTTCGAGTATTTTCTTCATTTGCCTACTCCTTGTATGGGTTTTCGCTTGTGTGTGGTGGGAAGTCGCATTCCTGGTCTTTCCATCCTGCGGCGTAGCCTTCTCGCCATGCTTTGGCTAGTTCTTCGTGCGTGGGATGGGTGGTGGTTCTGCTGTTCATTTCGTGTTTTCCTCCTTGTTGAGTTGTTTCGCCATCTGGCAGGCTTGTTGGTCTGGTGTGGCGGTTTCCTTGTCGCGTCCGAGCGCTTGTAGCACGTGAGAGCATTGCCATGTGTGTATGTGTGGTTTCGAGGGTGGTATGCCGCTCATGTTGGCTCTGCGTTGGCACCAGCCTTTCCAGAGTCGCTTCCAATCACCGGTGGCGCGTGTTTCGTGTTGGTGGCGGCCTGCGAATGCGAGCCATGCGGATTCGAGGTCGAGGTTCGGATATTCCGTGGCCAGTGTCCTGTCCGTTTCGCCGCGCTCCTGCGATTCGCCGAAATCCTTCACGCCGGTTTCTTTGGAAAAAGAAGAATGAAATTCTTCTTTTTCTTTCTTTTGGGTTCTGGTGTTCTGGTGTTCTGGTGTTTGTCCCGATTCTGTTTCGATTCTGCCGGCAGTCTGCGCACTTTCTGCCGGCAGACTTTCGGCAGAATACCGTTCGCGTTCGCGCTTGCGCTTTGCCATGACCTGCTGACGGCTCCGGTTGTGCTCAAGATAATCGTGGATGACATAGCCGCCATCCACGGTCTCGATCAATCCGGCCTGCTGCAATGCGTCAAGCTCCTGCACGGTGATGTCGAGCACGAACTCGGCGGTGTCCTCGTCCACATAACCGTCCGTGAGATTGTCACCGCAGTAGGAAAGCATGACGATGTACGCGCCTATCGCGGATGGCATGGTGCGGCGCAGGCGGCGCACCTTACGGTTCAGGTAGAAGCCGTTCGCCAACTGCACGTAGCCTCGTCTGGCCATCACATGCTCCCGAACCGCTTGTAGAATTCGCTGTCGGTCATGCCATACAGCGGATCCATGCCCGTCGGCCTGTTGCGCACGGCCAGCTTGTACCCGCAGTAGGGGCATGTCACGTAATATGTGCCCACCGTCTCGCCGCAGTGGGCGCACTCGACATATCGGATTGCCCCGCTCATTTCGTATCCTCCTTGCTGTAGACGGCTTCCAGAAAGTCTTTTATGAGCCGGTTCGATGGTTTTGTTCCTTTGGCGCTCATGTCGATGAGGCAGACGGGTATCTTCAGGCCGAGCATGCCGGCGGCGATGAGCCGGTGGTAGCCGTCCAAGATCTCGAATTTCCTTACGCGGTCTATCTTGGTGCCATCGATGATGATTGGCTTCATGACGCCGTGGAGGTTGATGCTGCCCATCAAAGAGGCGTCCAAAACGGTTTCGCGGAAGAGCTGCTGGAAATTCATCCGGCATGTTTCGGACCACATCGGGCCAAGTGCCTTCGGCTCCACAAGCCATACGCCAGCAGCGTTCTGCGGCATGACGAACCCCTCCGTGCCAAAATCATGGCCGAAAATATCCTTGAGCCATGAGCGCACATCAGCATCATCAATCATTTCGTATCCTCGCTTTTCAGGAATGGGGCATCGGTCTGCATTCGCGCGAATTGCCTGAACGTTTTGCGGGCAATCCACGTATCAACCTGCTTGTCGGTGATGCCGTACATTTCTTGGAGCAGATGCAGGCAGATGGTCACGTCGGCCATTTCCTCCGCGAGATTGTCGGTGGCGTCAGGCTTGCCGCGAAGACACTTGCTGACGGCTTGAATGAGTTCAGAGCATTCCTCCATGCAGACGATGCTTTGCATCGTCTTACCGTATTTTTCGATGCTTTCACGCCAGACAACTTGCCTATCCTTGTTCATCGGCTTACCGCCCTTGCATTCGCGTCCTCGCTTTGATTCGGCACCTCGGACGGCATGGAGCCGCTGTAGCCGAGCAGGTGACGGCATTTGCAAATCACACGCATCAGAGCATCGGCCTGCACGAAGTTCTCGTAGCAATTGCCTTCCTTATCGTCGTAAAGCGCATTCGCCCAGTTAGTGCAGAAGTCGATGACTTCCTGCAATGCTTTGTCTTTCTGGGTGACGTTGGCAGCCATCATTCCTCCGTGTCCGGTCCGGGCGGCAATCCACTGTTGAGCATCAATGCGAACTCCTGCAATGTGATTAGACACATGGTTTTCTTCCTTCCCAATGGTTCGGGTTTGATTCGCGCGCGCAATGCCGATGGTGAGAGCCTGAGCATCGCGTCCATCACCTCGGTGGTGGTATAGGCGTGCTGTTGGCCCAGCTTGTGCGTTGACGTGAGTCCCACGCCTGCCTTCTTCTGAACGACCCACGGGTAGGGCGAGTCCATATTTCCGGCTTCCCGGATGGCTTCGCGCATGTGTGCCGGCGCGTCCATGGTCTGCGTCCATTTCACCTCGATGCACACGGGCCGGCCGTGGAAAAACACGTTGCCGATGTCCCCGATGTCCTTTCTCCCGCGCAAACGGAGGCGTTGTATGCGTAGGTCGTCCAGAGCCCACTGCAAGTAGGATTCCACGGCGGTCTCCATGCGGGTGCCGTTGCCCTTCGCGGTCTTGCGGCTGCGCTTGCGTTGCTTGCTGCTCATTGTTCGGCCTCCTGTTCCTCGGCTTCGAGCTCGCATTCGGGGCATGGGATGGGGTGCGCCGGATACAACGCGCACCCATGCCTCGGACAGACCGGTTCCACGTCAGGTGGTTCGATCCATTCGCGCATCAGAACTCAGACTCTTCGGCTGGCGTGCTCCACGGATCATCGGCCGGAGCCTGCGACTGCTGCCATGCCTGCTGCGGCTGCTGCGGCTGCTGCGGCTGCTGATAGCCGCCACCGTTGGCGTTGCCGCCCTGGTATCCGCCTGACTGCATCTTCCGCACCTGAGCCGTCGCATAACGCAGGGACGGGCCGATCTCATCGACCTGCAACTCGATGACCGTGCGGTTGGAACCGTCCTGCGCCTGATAGGAACGCTGCTGCAAACGACCCTGCGCGATCACACGCATGCCCTTCGCGAGACTGTTGGCGCAATGCTCGGCCAAGTCATGCCACGCGGTGCAGCGCAGGAACAGCGCATCACCGTCAACCCACTGGTTCGACTGCCTGTCATAGACGCGCGGAGTGGCCGCGATGCTGAAATTCGCCACCGCACCACCATCGCGGGTTGTACGCAATTCCGGATCGGCGGTCAGATTGCCGACGATCGTGATAACGGTCTCCCCTGCCATCACTCACCATCCTTCACGTCGAAGATGTGTATGAATTCGCCTTTTGCCCTGCCGTAAGCGTCCCCACGCCCATCGTCGTAAGAGAAGTCCAGGCACAATTCCTTAGCTCTTTCAGCTTCGGCGCACTTACTGTCCAGCCATTGCAGGTACTTGCGAATCTTCTCGTCCATCACTCACCGTCCTTTGCTTCCGTCTCAGGCTCGGCGCCGGTGTCCGGTTCGATGACCTCGGCTGGTTCCTCTTCGGGCTCCTGCTGCTTGCGGTATTCGTCCAATGCCTGAGTGGTCCTGCGGCGCAGGAAGTCCTCATTGGCGAGGAGATTGTCTGCATCCAATGCGCTGATGTGTGTCGGGGCTGTCAATCCGTGGGCGCCGGTGTGGGCGAACATGACGGCTTCGGCCTCCTCCTTGGATGAGACGCCGCATTCACGAAGAATCTGGTAGATTCGTTCGGCCTGTTCGCGTCGGCATGGTGCCTTGTCCGGCATTTGCCGGGCACGAGTGCCATAGCTTTTCCGCTTGGTTTCCTCTTCTTCCACGACTTCGGCCTGCACGTCATCCATCGACGTCTCATCGCTGGTGTAGACGCCTGAGAGGTCTTGCGGGAAAGCCTTGCGCAAGGCCAATGCTTCGGCGCATTTCGCGATCATCAAGGCGGGTTTCGTGCCCCAGACGCCGGTCGGCACCTGCTGGCCGCTGCCACGGTCGAGACGTGTCGGACAGTATTCCGAGAAGAGTGCGACAGCGCTGAATTTCGAGTCTCCACGGATGATGGTGGCTTTCGCTGCGGTCGGCGGCACTTTCTTGAGCCACACGTCATGCCATTCGCCGTCATCGCCGCACCAGAGCACGTCCTGCTCTTCAAGCTTTTCGTGATTGCGGTCAGCGACTCGGCGGGCGATGAGACGAAAGCCGTCGATGCCGGTTTGGATGGTCTGCTTCATCACGTAATTGCCGCGCGAGTCCTTGCTTCGACGGGCGATCATGTAGATCTGTTTCGTGAATGGGTCAAGGCCGGTGCGCTGGCATTGATGCAGGAACACGGCAAGGTCTGCCGGGGTGGCGTCCTGAACGCCGATCTGCGTCAATGCGGCCAATTGGCGTTGGGTGAAAGTGTCTTGGGTGTCGGTGAGGGTGAGTTCGTTGCTCATTCCTTGGTTTCCTTCCCGGTGTTGTTTTCCGATCCGTCAGTGAGCAGTAGGCGCATGACGGTTGGTGCGAGTTCCGCGCTGAACAGTTTGTCCACGAAGCCGCGCGTGCTGCGGAACGTGACCACGCCCGGCCTTCCCGGCTTCCATTCCACGCCGTCCGGCAGTTCGCCGTCGTGGTCGCGGATCATGTCTTCGAGGTATTTCGCGTCCATCGCTTCGCGTCTTGGCATCCAGACTTGTTCGGCCGCCGGCTGTCGGCCTGGAATCAGGAAATCGTTGTCGTGCAATAATGCGCCGTAGGCTCGTTCGTCGGTTACCGTGTATTTGCCGTCGCCGCCTTTGCCGAGGCTGATTTCTCCGGCTTCGACGCCTGCGATGTTGACGGTTTCCTTGTCTCCACCATCGTGGTCGTGTTCCCATGCGGTTTTGATGATTTTGAGTATTTCGCCGCTGCGTTTGTTGATCGCGGTCAATACGGCGAGGTCGGCGCGGAGTTGGTCCGGGCTGGTGTTGTCGTATTTTTCGGTGATTTCGTTGAGGGTTTTCTTGTCCATTACTTGTTTTCCTTGCTGTAGTTGGCTTTCAGGTCCATGAGTTCGCCGTTCAGCATCTTGGTGGCGAAGCCGTAGACCACCTTGTCGTTGGCTTGGAACGCGGTTCGCTGCAATGCGCTGATGGCGTCGAAAATGCCGGTCAATGCGTTGGAGATGATGGCGCGTGGATCGGCTGCGGCTTGTGGCGTGCTGGTGGTAATTCCGGTGATGAAGTCGTTTGGCGTGAGTTTCTCTTCGGGGATGTTGGTCGCTGTGAGTTTCTGTGTGGTGGTCATGGTTTCTTTCTTCTTTCCGGTTGTGGAGTTTTTCGTGTTTTTGCGTGTGCGGGGTGAATGCTGGTTGAAGGCCGGCAATAGTCCTTCCTTGCGGAGTTGGCCGAGAATGTTGCCGACTGTTTTCTGGCTTAGGCCGAGCGCTTCGGCTGTTTCCTCGCCGGTGACCGGCTGGCCTTGGTCGATGCGGTTTTTGCAGTGCGCGAGGATGAGGTCTCGTTTCGACGGTGCTGCCGGTTTCTCCGGCAGACCCTGCGTGAGGAGTCCGGCCTTGCGTAACGCCCGCATTTCCGTGATGTCGAGTCCGGCCTCGCCTGACTCGTCGTAGATTTTCTTCAGTTCGGCGAGTTCGCCGTCCGTGTATTCGTGTTTCAATTCGTTCCCTTTCTGAGTCTTTCGATGAGCGCGTGGTTTTCGCGGATGAACTCGTCCACGTCGATTCCCTGCTGCGTGAGGGTCGGCTTGCCAGTGTCGACGCGTGCTTTCCCGTCGCTTTTGACGTCTGGACTGCTTTTAATCCGTGTCACTGGGACGAACATGCCGTTTTTCATCTCGCCACCGTCCTCCGGTACTTGTGTGCCAAAGCCCACTTTTCCGCGATTTGACGCTGGTATCTGACCTTGCGCCTGTCCTGATGGCCTTCCGGCGGTTCCACGCCGATTTTCAAATATGGCGGGCCCTTGCCGTTAGACCGCCAGTTGGCAAGGGTGCGTGGGCTCATGCCGAGCATGCCGGCAAGTTCAGATGGCGTGAGCAGATCGTCACTCATGGCCGTGCGGGCAGTAGCGGTTGATGAAGTACGTCTGGCCTTTGCCGGTGACCTTCGCGGTGCGGTTGATGGTCACGTGGCCGTCCGAGTGTGTGATGGCGGTCTCCTTGATTCGGAACAGTCCCAAGTCCATGGCCTTCTGGGTCGGCACGTTGCGGTTCGAGCCGGTCTTGCCCAAGTAGCCGTCCTGCCGGAGAATCTCGAAAAGTCGGTTCTGTCCGATGTCCAAACCGTTCTGCCGGAGCATCTTCGCCAGTTCTCCGATCAGACAGGTGCCGTCGGACGCGGCCACGGCGTCCGCGAACCGTGCTTTCGGTTCCAGTTCCTTGATGTGCGTGGACTGTTCGGCGATGCGCTGCTTCTGCGCCTCCATGGTGCGTTGGCCGATCATCACGGCCTTCGCGAGGATGGTCATGTCATCGTCCACGTCGGTGGTGGGAATGTAGCCGCCGGTCTTGCGAATCTGGGGCAGCACCTCATGCGTCACCCAACGCTGGAACTCTTTGGCCTCGGGCTTGCGGGACTTCATCACCAGACGATAAAGACCAGGCTCACTAATGATGGTCTTATTCGGATTGCCTCTGGTATTTCCCTCCGTAATTCGGAGGGTATTCATCTCGTCGGAATCAAGGCTTTCTCCGAGATGATTGGTATCGATGCCGAGGATGTCGCAGACGTCCTTGGCGACGAACCATGGTTCGCCATTCTCGTCGGTCAGAGTGCGCAGTGCCGCGCCCTTGAAGTCGAATCGTTGAATATTGTTGTTCATATCGTTCCTTATTGAAAGGGGGTGAATTGATGAAAAACGAATACCGTCTGGTCACTTTCTGCGTGGAGAGTCAGCGACTGTTCTCCGGTGAGGTGGGGGTGGCCCGGAGCGTTACCCTTGATTTCCTTGGGTCAGTGCCGGAACTAGCCGAGCAGATGGATGGTTGGGAGCCGGTGGGATTTCAGCTTCTGCCGCAGGGCGAAACGACCTATATTGCGGTGATGCTGAAACAGTCGCTCACTGTTCCCGATTCCCTGTAGCCAGTTGCCTTGCGTGTACGGCCTGCTCGTGAAGCAAGTCCGCCAGCCCGTCAAGCTCATTGGCGGTGAGTTTCGCGTTCGGGTCGTGCACGTTCAGTCGTGACAGTCCGTCGCTGTACATGGTCAGGCTGAGGAATGTTTTCCTGACCGTCCTGCTGACGTTGCAGGTTCCCTCGATGATGTCGGTTGGAAGCGTGGAGGTGGGGTTGCCGTGCTGTGTTTCGACGATGATATTGTCTTCCGTTCCTTGTCCGTCACCAGGTAATGATGCGCCCTCGAACTCGGATCGCTGGATTTCATTGCTCATTGTTTTCCTTTGTTTGTTTTGTTGGACTGTCGGCTGGCGTGGAGTCTTATTCGCGTGGGGCGAACCGTATGGTCAGCCATAGGCCGGTCAGCAGGTAGATGATGACGGCGAGGATGGTGGCGGTCTGCGAGTCCGCCGTCCGCCACGTGACCAGCAGGGTCGCCGACGCGGTGCAGGCGATGATGGCGAGCAGCGTCTTGATGCGGCGGAGCGTGTAGTTAGGTTTGCGGGTTTTCCTGTTCATCTGGTTGCTCCTATGGCGTCGTAGAGGTGGTAGGCGAACGCTTCCGCCTGCGATGGTTTGAGTGTGGCGAGCGTGGTGTGGCCGGTGGCGTTGAGTTGTATGAGTTCGGTGCCACCGTCCGGTGTGAGTCGCAGGGCGTATGGGGTGTCGCCGTAGGGGATGATGATCGGTGGTTTTGGCGGGTCGAGTAGTTGGCTGGTCATTTATGCGCTTCCTTGACGATCGTGTTGAGGGTTTGGTGGCATGCCTTCGTGTTTCAGTCGTGCCGGTTGGCGAGGGCTGTTCTGAGCAGGGTCGCGATGGTTCCGTCGGTGTGCTTCTGCTGTACTGTTGTTCTCATTGGTCGCCCCTTTGTCGTGGAAGCTGGTGGGTTATGGATTCGTCCGTCGTGGCCACATGGGCCGGTGTCGTGGTCGCGATTATCGCTGCCATTGCGTCTGCAATCCTTACTGGAGTGACCATCTGGTGGCCTTGGCATACTCGCGGAAGAGTCGCATGGTTCCCCGTCGAAGAAACCGACACTAACCTGTGTCCGAATCCGCGTCTCAGCGGCCTCAAGGGGTTCTTCGTCGACGTGAACGGTGTCACCATATGGCCGCAGGGGATAATCCGCATGTACAACAGCGGCGACGCGGCAGCCTACGGGATCACGGTAGAACCGGACGACGCGATCGTCATCGAGGTCGGCCACGACGGCGAACAGGGCACCAGGGCCGCGTCAAACTGCGTTCCGCATCTGGCTCCGGGCGATTTCTTCTTCATCGCGCTCATCACTGCCCCCGCCGATCGCGACAGCTTCGTTCTGCTTCACTGGTCAGAGTCTCCAACGAACGCGGGCCATACCTACGTTCAAGAAATTCCAGCAAGCGGATCAGGCGTCGGCCTATCCCGTCGTCCGAAGAGGATGCGACGGGCGGCCGCAGACGAATGGAGACGGAATCGTCCGAATCCCCATCGTCGGCCCGTGGACACGGACCGACCCGCATGAGCACATCAACCCCAGGCTCCGGATGGATCACGACGCTCCTGTACTGCGGGACCCATTTCCGTAGTTCGCGTTCGCATGAGTCCAATCGGCCGCTCACGAGACGCAGGCGATGAATCGTGACGAGCAAGGACGCGGACAGCAGGATCACGCCCGATCCCAGCAGAATGTCAGTGATGTTCTGGACGCTCACCGCAGCCACCAACCTTCTCACCCTTTGCAAGCGTCTTGATCTTCATTTCGTGTTCTCCTTTCGATTCATGCGTCGGCGAGCGCCGCTCACGACTTGATCTGTTTGATGCTGTCGATTGGTTGGAGCAGCACTGCAGTGAATTGGAAGAGGGTCATTCCAAACATGTCGGCGATTTTTTCCAGATCGCTTACGGTGAAGTCTTTCTTGCCGGTGAGTTTTTTGTTCGCCAGCGGCCTTTCGCATCCAATCGCTTTGGCTATGTCTTCTTGCGTCATGCCCCTTCGAGCCATCTCCCCTCGGATGTTGGCTCTCATGAGTTCCGTTTCGCTTGTCACCCACCCTCCTTTCTCGTTTCGTTGCTGATTACAGATAGTACTTATTTGGATACTCTTACGAGAGTACTTAATTGATTACTTTACAAAAAGTACACAATTGGGTATCATGGAACCATGGGAACAAGAGCTAACACTGACGTTACCGCCGGAGCGCAGAGCGTCATGGAATACTGCAAAGCACTGCAATCCAGGAGCGGTATGACCGCTACGGATTTCGCCGCGAAATGTGGATTCAGCCGCAACTATTGGTTCGTCCGCGCCCGGTTCGACGCACCCTTGACGGTATCGGACTGCGAGCGAATCGCCAAGACATGCGGGATGACATTGCGTCAGCTATTCGCAAACGCGCTGGCAGCACAGGAAGAAAAAAGAACCGCCGAAACCCTCAACAAGCTGCAGAGGGGCGACGTGACTCTTGCGGCGTATCGGGCCGCTGGCAAGCAGGAGGCCATCAATGGAGAGGCTGGGCCGGATTACGACGAGCCTGCCTGACCTGCCGATCGACCGGCGCATGACATACGGGGCCATGCGCCGCGCCATTGTCTGCCTGCCTGTCACCGTGTCCAGCGCCATACTGCCGGACGGACTATGGGGCTGCTACGACAACGAAAACCACGTCATCCTGATTGATCGTCGGCTCACGTACACGGCCAAACGCTGCACGTTGGCGCACGAGCTCTTGCATTGGCGGCATGGCGACGCCGGTTGTTCGAACGATCGTTCGAAGCGGGAACGACGGACGAGATGGCAGACCGCGCGCCTGCTCATCGACCCGGCAGAACTAGCATTGGCGGAACGCATGTACGACGATGACCTATGGTCGATAGCCGATGAACTGAACGTGACCATGCAGGTTCTCACGGATTACCGGCGACTGTTGGAGGAACGGTCGCGTATCGCATGATTTTTCGTTCCGGCTCTATTGAAAAAGAATGTACAGATTGTAATACATGTATATTTATACATTAAAACGAAACGTAGCGAGTGCGTAAATCTAACAAACGTTCGTTTTTAATCAATAGTGTGTGTTATAGTTTCAGATGACAAAAGAAAACCCCCGGAGCTGGTCTAGAGCTCCGGGGGCGAGTGGAAAACCTACAGCGATTCTCCATGCGTCCGATTCTACGGCAAGGCATGGAGGGGAAGAGATGGAGCCGATGGGCTACCGGAACACCAAGATGGTCGAGGAACTGGCAGCGCAAGGACGAATCACCACCAAGCGCGGCGAATCGCAGAGCTTCGACCCGATGCAATTCACCCTGCTCTACAAGATGGCGTCCGACACCTATGACTGGCCGCTGGACGCCGCAGCGGCAAAAAACGGGGCGCTCCCCCGCACCTACAAGCACGGATGGCTGGCGATGGCCCGCGACCTCGGCATGACGCTCCCCGATGCCCTGGATGAGATCGAGGTCATCGGCGACGAGCCACGTGCCCCGAAGAAGGAGCTCAAGGCCATGCAGCGTCTGAGCCTCACCGCCAAGAAACTCGAAGCCGCTGGACTCATCAAATGCCTCCGCAAGGGCAACGTGCAGCGCAAGAACAACGCCATCTGGCTGCTCACCATCGGCTCGCCAGAGGAGAACGCCGAGGTCGAAGCCTACGTGCGACAGCACATGTACCTCTGATTCTGTGGCGCACGCGCATCGGACTGGATGTGACAGGCAGATTCTCGCGGAAACGCCAAGAGATTGAATTTTTAATGCAAATCAACCAAGGAAAGAAGGAAACCATGTACAGGAAGACAATCGCAACGGCCGTTGCCGGTCTACTCATTCTCGGGCTTGGCGCATGCGGTAACGCCAACGACGCCAAAACCGCCGACGCCGGCAGCACGAGCCAATCGCAGACGACGAAGAAGCCGGCAGAGAAGAAGCCGGTAGAACAGCCTGCGGATCTGACCGGCACGTGGAAGCAGACCAACTCCGGCAGCACGGATTCCTGGATGGAGGCCGAGATCACGGCCGACACGATCACCGTCCAGTGGGTCAGCGACAACGGCGATACGAAGAGCCTGTATTGGAGGGGCTCCTACAATGCGCCCGACAAGGCCGGCGACTGGAAGTGGACGAGCCAGGGAGACACCGCGGCGATGCAGGCGTCCCTGCTCGGCTCGCAGGACGCCACCAAGGACTTCACCTACACCAAGGCGGACGGCGTCAGCTGGGAGACCACCGCGATGGGCACCACCACGGTGGTGAAGACCGCCAAGCAGTGAGCGATAGGCTCAGCAAGCCGCTCAAGGCGGGAGCTCCAAGGAACTGGGTCTGCGCGCGTCATACGCGGATTGAACTATTAGAAATAGCCGAATAGTTCAAAACCGTTGGAAACATCAACAACAGACCATGCGGTGGAACGATGGGCGCGCCAATGCCTCGGACTGCCGCAGCACTGACGTCTATGGCGACATTCAACGTTGAACGTCGCCATAGACCAGCATCTGCATGGATTTAGTCTATGCGCTGCATAGCGCTTTGGCATAGGTTCGGAAGATTTCAAAGCAACCTGTAATAGTACGGAGGATATGCGCTTACATTTGCTTGCTCAGATCAAGAACCATGTTCCTATGGCTCTTGGGCAGGGAAGCGAATCCCTGTTTTTCATACCACCCCACAAGCCCGTCATTCATCGCCTGGACATACATGAGTCGGCACCCCACCGAATCGGCTATGACGGAGGCACGCGCTATGGCCTCGCGAATCAGCATCGGCCCCTGCGGGACTCCACCGGCTTCCCGGTACTCGCGACCACGGAAACGCATATCTATCCCGAACCGGCCAAGAAGGACGCATGGAATGTTGCCGGAAATGCCGATCCCGTTTTTCACGTCATCGGGGACCGTCCTTTTCTGCAAATAGTGCATGCTCAGCGAGAAGAAGCCAACGACAGCACCGTCGGGGGCGACGGCGACATATACCGTGCACCCCCGTTCCTCCTGCTGTTCCAACGCGTCCTTGTGCAGCCAGATATCTATTTCCGGTTCGCCGCACGCAAAACCATCTATATCGATCGTGTCGTCAAGTTTAACGATACGGTCCCATTTCTTTCCCGTGTTCATTCGCCCCGGTTCGCCAAATCAATCCGAAAGAAACGATTCGAGCCACGTCGCGTCATCGTCCGACACGAACGTCCTATCCGATACGTCCGCCAACGACGGGACCGGCGACGAATGCTCAACGCCCGGGTCCGCCTGGACCATGGAATAGAAGTCGAGCATGCTTTTCGTGGATATCACCTCGTTGGCCCCAGCATCGGCCCAAGGCTTCTCCATATGGCTCATACGCTCCAGACTGTCGCCAAGTTTCCTGTCGTCGGTCCTCTCGTACATCGAGATCACGCGATCGACAAGGGAACGCTCTTCAAGGGTCAGATTATCAGAGTCGCCCTCCGTAATCTCCCTTGGGAACACCATTCTCCGACCGCGGCAGTATGGCCATACCTCCGTGACAACAGGACCGTGCTCCCACGCCACAATCTCTTCGGGGAAAAGCTCCCGTCCCTTTGCCACCAGCATCCATGACTGGCAGTAGTAAAGGAGCTTCTGGAGAGCGAACGCCGTAGTCATATGCGACCTTGCATCACGCTGCTCAAGTATGTACTTCGCCACGTCCACGGCTTTTGCCATCAGCTCACCTCCTTACGATTTGACCGCACATTTCAAGTATATGCAAAACATGTTAATTTACCATGATCGATAAGCATTCGCAAGAAGGATTGCGAAACGAGTCATCGTATCTTGTATTAACCGGCATCACTCATCGGCCAATCAACCCCAAGTTCACCAGTCGATGCCCAAAGGCAGCATCAGACACCCCAAGCTGTTTCTGGATGCTATCGAGAATGTCCCCTCGCGCCCACGCCATCCTGATATAGCGCGCAGGCATAATCAACTCAGCCGCGAACGAATTGGCCCACCTCTCAACCGGGTCGGTGCCGCGAGTGGACAATTCGCCACGATATTCAACGTAGCCAAACTCTCCATCATCGTCACGATGCAGCCAATAATGGCCTATCTCATGCGCAAGAGTGAACTTCCGCCTTTCCCGCGAATCATTCGAATTAACGTAGATCCTTACGGCTTCCCCGTTTTTCTTAAGAACGAACCCACCGACTTTGCTCTCCAATGGAGTAAGCACGACTTCCAGACCTAATTGCTCCGCGATCCTCTCCGGATCAACCGGCACGGTCAGATGCCCATCAGATGAACTCACCGTCTCCAAACATGCCCTGACGGCCTCTTGGAAGGGATCTTTCACGATCGCACCTCCCACACAGTCATTCACCCTCATCCACTAGCTATATCCTCATGATATACGCGGACAAGCGTGGTATATCGCGTCCTAAGCCCGGCACATTCATCTCACATCAACCCAACAGCAATTCCGTGCCCACATTTTGCCCACACTTCTCCGGTAATTGACGTGATTTGCAGTGATTTGGAGTGAATTGCAAACCATGCGGAAACCATTGGAAAAACAAGGAAACCCGGCATCCAAGCCGGGTTTCCGAAAGTGCCTCCGGTGGGACTCGAACCCACAAGCCGAAGCGATCGATTTTAAGTCGACTGCGTATACCATTTCGCCACGGAGGCCAACTTTTCTATTATAAGCTATCTCCTGCCCTGAGCATTGCTTGCGGGTTGCTGCACTTCGTGCAGCCGTCGCGGCATAGCCGCTCCCCTCGCCTACAAACAGCCCACCGGGCTGTTTGCTTAACGGCTCAGCCCGCTGGAGGCACTTACCACTTACG